CAATATCTTTTGGTGCATCTATTAAATGACTTGCTAATACCGATATATTTGTAGCTGCATATCCAGCTTCTGAATCTGAATAAATAAATTCTCTTACAGCACGTCCATTTTTTTGTGTAAACAATGTAGCTCCATCAAATAATATTGGTCTTGTTCTTGAACAACCATAAGGTGTTTGTCTACGAAATACAATGTTACTTGGAGTAATAGCAGAAGTATCTGATGATGTAGGTATAATATACTCTCCACCATCTGTAAAAATAGATAAATTGCTACCAGAATATATATGACGTATTTCATTTACTGTATCGCCACCAATAGCTACATCAATTCCTTGATTAGATAATCCTGTACCTACACTAAAATTATAATAATCTCCTACTTGAGAAGCATTAACAGAAGATGGTTTTGATTTAACGCCACCAATCCATAGTCTATTATCATGAAATGAAATTCCTTGAGGGTATCCTCTGTGCGAAGATATTAATTCTTCATCCCAATCAGCAGTAGCATCTGTATTAGCTAAAGCTTCTCTTATATTTCCAACAACTACAGTTGTACTTGTTCTTGAAGCTATATCAATTTCTTTACCACCAATACGAATTGTTTTATTAACCCAATTAGCATTAGTATCAAATATTGCACTAGAAGCTGTTATGTTTACTGTTGTTCCTGTAGTTGCTGCTGCAGTTAATGTAACACCACTATCGGCATATTTATAATAAGGTTTATATCTTGGATACCCTGATGTATGAGAATCAAAAGCAAATAATGTAGCTGTAAAAGCTGTAGCACTTGTTCGTTTAATTTTTACTATAGGATTGTTTCTATGAGAAATAAAAACAGTATCCCCAAACTGTGCCATATTTAATTCAAATAATTGAGCAGTAGTCCAATTACAATTAGTTGTGTAATTGCTTTGAACAGAAACACCAGCACTATTAAATACATCTAATCTATTATTAGATAATACAAAAATTGCTACTTCATCATCTGAAAATATAAAAGGTAATATTCTTGATTCTCCAGAAAGTGATGCTTTATAAGTAGTTCCTTGTCTACGCATAAGGCCTCCACTATCCATCATATACCAATTGCGTAAAGTTTGAGCACCATTGAAGTATGCTTTAGCGTCTGTTCTTGTTTTTAATAGAGGGTTAAGTTCTCCAGCACTAAAATTTGACAGAACAGTTCTTAATGTTCTAGCCATATTATCCTGTCGATCTAGTTGACTGTCTTAAATTAATAAATCTTGAATGATCTATAACTTTTGTTGTACGTTCAGATGAATCAATATGTTTTGAAATTAAATATTGTCTTTCAGCCATTTCAGCAAATTGTCTAATCATACCAGAATCACGAGCTATTGAACCAGCAAATAAACTAGCTAAACTATATTCAAGAGCTAAAATAAAATGAGGAGGAAATTCAGCTTCATCTTGTCTAAATGTATAGTCGCATATTACAGAAGATGAACTCCCATAATTATCTAAATAAACTTTATCTCCATATCTTTCATAAGGAATAACATGATCGTTAACTGTTAGTGTAATTAATTGAAGTAATTCAGGACTTGTTGGTAATTGATATGCGTATGCGTATCTACCTGTAGGTGTAGCAGTAAGTAAACTTAATTGAGATTGTTCTGTAGCAAATCTCCATCTATGTCTAGTAAGAGAAGATTTTAGTATATCTTCATAAACAACATTACATACATTTGCTTCGGTACTATCATCTGAAAATGAAGTAATTGTATTAGCTCCAATAAGAATAAGAGCTGTTGAACATATGTCTACTTTTGTTGTTGCCATAATTTACAATTTACATGGGGGGAATTACCCCCCCACATTATATTTATTTAAGCAAGTTTCGTAGTTGTTACCGTTGCTGCTGCTGTAGCAGAACTTACAATTAGCAAGTCAGATTCAGCAGTACCACCATTAGTAGCACATACTAAAATCATATCACCTATTGAAAAACTTTCATAAGATAGGTTAAAATAACCTGATCCTACAATAGTAGAAGTCGCATCTCCGTCTGTATAGTACCAGAGATTGTTAGTGTCGCCCATTTGAGCTACTTTTTTTACTGGATTAGCAGTTGCATAAGCCATATTTATATCTCCTTTCTATTCAGCACAAAGCTGTACCCTTAAAGCGTCACCATCAATAACTACTGCTCCCATAGAGAGAGAAGAAGTTACTAAGTTAGATACTTTTTCAGGTATATAATTAACTTCAGTCTTTACATCTTGACCTATGCCAAGACCAACTGAAGATTTGTGCCAAGCTAGAGTTTGTCTATCAGTAGCTACAGTTAAGCCAGAATGAACGAACCATAAGAAGCCCATCCATCTTTTTGCTGTAGATTCACCATTCGTAAATGGTAAATTTTCTGTTCCAACATACTCGGCACGAGAGAATTGATCCACACTCATTAGGTCACCCCATTGTTGTGGGCCAACTGCCCAATATCTTTGTCCATCATCAGGAACATCAGCAGTACCAAAAATATTTTGCATATTTTTAGCTTTGATTAATGTCATTCCTGTTCCAGATGAATTTATATTATTTGCGATTGAAGTTCCAGCTTTCATAACTGTTGTCAGTATGTCGTCTGTTTTACGACCAAGTGCATAAGCAGCATTTTGTGCCACTACTTGTCTTTCGTCAATGTTGATCTTCAATTCGTCTAGTTTATCAATGTAATCAGCTGCGTAATAATCTGTTAAAGTTGCAGACACATTAGAGTGAGCTAGGTTCATTGCTACTACTTCAGCATGACGTGCTTTAGTAGTTGCAGTACCTTTTGCAACTTTTTGGAATTTTACGCTAGAGCCAGATACACCATTCACAGATCGTACCAGATTTTTTAATTTAGCACCCATACGTTGATACGCCATGTGTACTTCTGATTCAAACTGAGTAATAAAGGCGTTAGTTACTGTACTAGCCATGTTATTTCTCCATTAGTTAAGGTTAACCGATTGTCTTTTAAGTGTGTTAAAAAGTTATCCTAATGGGCAATCTACATACTCTAAAGGTCTTATAAGGAGTAATGACTAATCATCTTCCTTTTCGCAACGCACATTTATTATTTCTTCTACACAACCTCTAGGAATAACTGTAGTTCTACCTACATCTGTATCATCAATATCTGCTGGTATGTCGGCTGATATTTTTATATCTACTGTATTTTCTTCTATTATCCAACCAACACTATGAATAACAGAAGAAGCAGTTGTTTCTACTTCTTTTCTGTCATGCCAATTTCCAGTATCTACTTCTCTTGTATCACGCCAAATTACTAATACTAAATTGTGTTTCACGAAACTTGTTCAAATAATTTAGATACACGTTCAATATAAACAGGGTCTTTTTCTCCTTCTTTCCAATAACGAGGGTCTTTCATCATGTTTCTTAAATCAGGTATATTTGGTTTAGAATCTACTGCTGTTGGAGATTGAGGCATAACAGAGTTTTTATTAAGCGACATTATTTCTTCTAAAGCTTTAATACCTTCAGCAGTTTGAGCTAAATTTGTAATAGCTTCATATCCTTGTTCTGATAAATGTTTCTTTGACCATAAATCTACAGATTCAATACGATCTTTAGCATTATCACCTAATTTTTGTTCTTCTTGAAAAGTATCTGGTAATCCAGATATTTCATTATTAACAAAATTACTAATACCTTCATTATATTCATCTTGAGATAATCCCATAGATTTAGCCTTTTCACTCCACCATTGTAGCAAAGGCTGTTCTTCATTAATCTGCATAGAGATATTTTCAGGTATATCTTCTGGCAATTTAATTTCATATTTTTCAGGAACTTTTGCTAATCGTTCTTGATCTAAATCTGTGCGTATCTGTTTTGTTAATTCATCTGTACGCTGTCCTAATTTTTTTTCTAAAGAATTATATGATGTACCTAGCGATTCAACATTTATCTCACCTCTATCATTATCCCAAAATTTATCAGAAATGTATTCTGGTTTATTTGATTCTTGTTGTTCTTGTTGTTGTTCTTCGTCCATTATTTTTTCTCCTTTTGATGTGCATTAATGCGTTGTTGTAATATTGCTACTAAAAATCTTCTTCCTTCTAAATGAAATAATTCATTAGAAGTTATATGTGACCCAGCTACAGCTTCAAGAGTTATTGATTTAAGATATTTTAATACTGCTTTACCATTATCTCCTTCAAATACAGAAGATATTAATTGATTAATTAATTTTTCTTGTTCATGTGATCGTTCAAATCCATCAATTGAATTAACTAATTTAGATTTGTTCTTGTTGTTGTTGTTGAGGTTGTCCCATGCCTTCATTTCCTTCTCCTTCTAGTTGTCCTTGTTGTGCCATAGATTGCATTTCTTGGGCTAGTTGTTGTTGCTCCTGAGAATCTCTTAATAGTTTTTCAGGAATATTCATAAGCTTACCAATATGTCTTGCTACTTCATCTTGTTTGACAATTAAGTTTAAAACTTGAGGGCCAAATGTTGTTGAAATAATCTCATGAAATCTATTTATATCACTTATATCTTGTTGATATTGTGATCTTGCTAATGGTGATACAGCTTGTACTTTAACTTCTCTACCATTAACAATTGGTAATTCTATTCTACCTTGTTCTTTTAAAATTCTAATAACTCTACGAAGTACAGGAATAACAAATTCAGATTGTAATCTACCGAATGATGATCCAATTTGTCTTGATAGATCAGCCATACGTTCTGCTACTTCTGTTGCTGTCATTGGTGTACCTTCTGGTCTACCTAATGTTTCCATATATAAAGCTTTTTTAATATTAGCTCTCATATCTTCTAATACAAGTTGTGCTACATCAAATCTTCCAGCAGCATTAATAGGTTGTAAACCTCTACTTCCTGGTGCTATTGGAATTAAAGAACCTGGCACTAGTTGTATGTTATCAGGATTAACGATACCATCATCTTCAACTTGATAAATACCAGAGATAGCCATCTGTGCATTTTCTAAAATTAATTGTATTGTTAAGTTACACGTTTTAATTGCAGAAATAGCATTAAAGATTGGGCCACGACCATACACTTCTCCAGAAGCTTTATTCCATCTAAATGTTATGTAAGGATTAGAACCTACACCTTCAAACATTTCTTCAAATACAATTACTTTTTTTTCTAAAAGAATAACACAATGTTTATATTTTTCTACATTAGGTTCGTCATACACTTGATATACGCCATCAATTAAAGTACATTTTTTATTACCATCCATAGATTGTAAAATATCTTCTGGCACTTCAGCTTTAGGATACATAACTTTTATTTCATTAAGTTTACATTTACGTTTACGAAATACTGTATCAATTTTATTCATTGGGCCATTATCTAAAATTAAATGTGGCAAAGGAATAGCTGAGAATTTTACAGGATTAATAGCATCACCTTCTTCTACTAACATACATCCAGTACCAACTGCTAAATCCATAAATGCTTCATGCACTTCAGAATTAAAATTACTGTTACCAATTATTTCAAATATGAATTGTGTAATATCATCTAAAGACGCATTAACTTCTTCTGTTTTTTCTTTTGGTATTTCAACTCCAGCTTCAAAGTTTGCCCATCTTGCAAAGGTAGGAACTATACCAGCTTGTAATCTACTAGCAAATTCTTGTATACCAACTACTGCTGTTTCATCAAATATTTTATCAGTACGTTTTTGACCAGCTTCTTCATCATAAAATGATTCTCTTTGGGGTAAGCAATATTCATAAGCTTCTTCAAACTTATCTTTCCATTGTAGTTTAAGAGCATCAGCTTCTTTGTATTTTCTTAATATAGCTTCTACTTTTTTATCAGAACTTACATTAGGACTTATATCTATATTTGTTTCCATAATTAACTATAAAATGTTCTTTTGTTAGATGATTCATCTGAACCTGTTCCAGCTAAATATTTTTTAAATTTTTTAGAAGTTTTACTTTTATTAGCTACTTGCGTAGTATCAGTATTTCCAAAAGCTAAATTTGCTGTTTCATTATTTGCTTGTTGATTAACTCCAGTATTTCTAGCTTTAAAACTTTTATTAGATTGCATATTTTTATTAAATTTATTTAAATAATTAGAATAATTACTATTCATTGTATCTGCTGCTATTCCTCTCATTATTTGTCCTGCAA